TTTGCATGTTTTTTATACCTTGTTCAAATCGTGCAAAGTTAAGTTGATACTGTGTTGTCTCTCCTCTATATTGATAGACATAAGCTGTTGCTCCGTCTATTATTACAGGATCAAATCGTGCAGGTATAGTCGTTGTGCTATCTTGTGCAGAAAGATCTGTGGGGAAAGCAAAATAGTCATACTTTAGTGTATAGGCTCTGTTAGGAAACGGAAACAATAAAAAGTTATTGTCTAATGTCCTAACTATAAATCTAGGAGCAGCACCATTATCAAACTGTGCAACAGATGTGCCATTGTCGTGTGTTGCAGCCGTTGTTCCGTTAGCACCTCTTGTGCATCCTGTTAATGTATTAGTGCTAATACCTGTGTATGTTATCTCTTCGTTTTCTATAAAAATAGTTCCTGCAGAATCAAAGCCTGTGGAACTTGTAATGTCTATCTCTGTTTCACTAGCGTCTAATGCCTCTGCTAATGTTGTTGTTACTATCTCATCTTCTTGTGTTACATTTTCTCTATTGATGTAGTCGTTATACTGAAGTATGGTTAGATTTGCACCTGACGCTCCTATTGTACTATTCTTAACTATTCTAGCCGTATTGTAGTCTACATGCTTTGCATCATCAGGTATGCTGTATCTAACTATACCTGGAGATAATGTTTGTGATTTTGTTGTGTGATTAAAGGGATACTGAAACTCCCTTTGATTTATATATCGTATAGATTCATTTACAGCGTTTTGTGCTTGAATCTGTATACCTCTAGCACTAGAGAAATTAGAAGAGGTGAGTTGCACTTCGTTTAATCTTGCTAATACACTATTTGTTAATGATAAAAAAGTTGCCATTCACCTTGTCCTAATAGTGTAAGGGGCAAGTTGCCCTGCCCCAAACAATAAGTAGTTTAAGCTAAGTAGTCTCTATCGACTTCAGTAGCTTTGTCTGTTGCACCGTGATCGTTACAATCAATCACAGTTGCGTAGACTCGTAACCTACCTGTAGCTGCTGCAGCACCTGCAATCGTACAATCAATAGTATCAGCAGTGCTGATAAACTGAGTGTATGTTGAGGCTGCGTTGCCTACTACTGTGTTGGTTTGTCCGTTAGAACCTGCAGCACAGAACCCTGCAGATGTGATGTCAGCACCATCAATGATGTCGTCACCACCTCCAAAGTCCATGTCCAAAGTACAGCTTGAAGTGAAAGCTGCCATAACTTCAGCACCTGCGTTTAGAACTAATGTACCTGCAGGAATTTCAAGCAGTTGAAAGACATCACCGTCTGAAAAACTATTTCCTGCAGCCACTAGTGCGTCAATGTCCAAGTAAGCTTGAACAGTCTTCACCATATGTGTTCCTGCGTGTGAAGGGAAAGCTGCGATAGAGTTAGCACCAACACCAGTTGTTGAACTTGCTGTTAAGTCAAAAGTTGCCATGTTAGTGTCCTCCCCTAAGCTGCGTTATATTTGGCAGTCACGATTGCCTCAGGTCTGAGGATCTTTCTACCATATAAGTGCATACCTCTAACAATGTCAGCAAAGCTGTCAGGGTCACGGTATGTTTCAGTTTTGCTGAGTTGTTCAGCAGTCGCAACGGCAGAGCCGTGTCCTGCAACAATCACACCAAAGTTTGAGTTTTGGTTTGCAGAGCCAGTTGTTCCTGGTCCTGTACCAACTGCAGGAAGGTTGCTAGAAACGTAAACTCTGAAACCTGCTAGATTTGGTAGAGCTAAACCATTTTTAAGGTCAGCTGCTGCGAAATCAGCATTTACTAGCTTAGAGTTTTCATCACCTAGTAGTTCCATGAATACAGGGTCAATAACGAGCCATCTGTCCTGTGTATCAACTTGCTGTTGATTCAACAAACGGTTCATTCTGTTGACGATCTGCATTGGAGAAGCAGTTGCTGTCGGAACAGCAGTTGCCCCATTTGGCACGTTAGCAACAGGGATTGAGTGATCTCCTGCTGATGATGTGGTGATGTTTCCGAATGAGTCCTTCCTTAACTTCATAGAAGTAAGAAGTTCATCAGAACCTGCAGTGCTAACGGCTTTAGTTCCGTTAACGGTTGAGTTAGCTGTGCTTGCAACAGAGCCAATAGCAGACTGTGCAAAACCAGATAGATAACCAAGAACTTCTTGGTCGTATTGGTCAGCAAGCTTGTATGCTGCTCTGTCGGTAGCTAGTTGCATAAAATTTATATGACTATGTGCTTCCTCAATGTCGTCCATTTTGAAAGCATAGTAGTTAGACTTATCAACAACGAGTTGAAAGTCCTCGTCATCTAAATCTTGTGCTGTTACCTGTGTACCTCGTGCGTACTGTTTGACTGAGATTTCAGGTTCTTTAATAATTCTAACGGTGTCACCTTGGTTAGATATTTCTCCAAAGTAGTCAGAATTAGTAATGTCACCCACAACAGTCGATTTACGAAACGCAAGCTGTACTTGTTTCGAATAGATTACTGGCGAAAAATTACCGTTAGGTAAGTTGCCGTAACCTGCTACTGTTTGAAATGCCATGATAAATCCTCCTGTAAAAGTTGTTATGGCGTTAATAACAAACTTACGATTATAGAGGCTACGCTTTTTTAGAGTTGCAATGTTGTTTGATTACATGATTTCAAACAGATTGGGTCTATACTTGTCGTAGGTAGTCAGACAATCTTTGTTTGTACGTGTTAGTTATATTTAGAAAAAATGCCTTGTCAACACTTTTTTATCGTGCTGCACCAGATAAATCGTATACAAACTTACCTGTTCGCATTGCTTCCATTATAGCTTCCTGATTTTTAGCATACTCTTTGTCTGACATTTTATCTACTTGGGATTCCCTAATGTAGTTGTTAGACTCGTCTGCTGTCGGAGAAGCCTTAGAGCGAGTGTTCACAGCAGAAGCTGCCGACTTTTTACTGTCGCTCTTTTTAGTTGTGATACCTGCGTCTATTTTGTACAAATCTATAACTCGTGCAACAGACTTAGCATCATCAACATTCTCGTAGAGAGCGTCCTGTACCCACTTAGGCTGTGCATCAGCCCAATCGTGAAACTTGTCGTCCTCTCTTATATCTAAAAAATCAGGGTGTAGCTTCATAAGTTCAGCCTCAGCTTTTTCTTTTGTTGCCTCTATCCTCATCTTTTCAATATTCTCAAGTCTCTTGTCAAGGTCGCTTGATCTTTCTCTAGCCTTTTTATCAGCTATTGTTTCAACTATACCTGCAACGTCAGGATACTTTTTAGTCCACTCAGCTATCTCATCTTCAGACTTGGGTAATACCAACTCATTTCGAGTAGCTTTTGATAGCTGATCCTCAAGAGCCTTGATTCTCTCCTCAGTCTCCTTATCTTTGCTTGCCATGTGTCTCCGTAGATCACCGTATCTTTTCTTAAAAGACTGCTCTTCTTTTGAAAGACTCTGATCCTCTTGTTTTGTTTTGTCTGCCTCTTTAGTATCAGATACTTCTTTGACCTCCTCAACAGGTTCTGCACCTTGCTCTTTGGCTTTGAGAAGTTCTTGTAGTTCCTCCTCGTCTTTTTTGATACGCTCTGCGTTTTTGTTTTTGCGTGGGCGTGGATCAACAAACCCTGCTACTTTTACTTTTTCTACGTTTTCTAACTCTGGCATAATATTTACTCCTATTGTTGGGGCTGATTTTCATCAGGTCGCCTTCGTTTTACCATCAAGAAAGTTTTTAATCTTTCCTGCCATATACACCGTTGGATGTATTATTTTACAAAACACGTTACCAAACAGATCATCTTTGGCTTTACCTTTTGTAAGAACGTGTTTTAAGTGTTGTGTTCTTCTACCTGCCATCAAAGCACCAAACCTTGTTAGCAGATTGCTTTTCTTCATGCCTGATACATATGGTCTAAATAACCAATGATATCCAATTTCATGCTCAGGTGTTAAGTATCTTCTTTGGTATGTGTCCCACACTCGCATGGCTTTGCTCCAATCAGAAAGCTGTGTCTGTCTGTATATCTCTGTACAGACTATAGATTTATCACTGCCTCCTGTATCGCCACCACCAAAGCCTCCTCCTCCACCTGAAGATTCTTCTTCTCTTCTTTCTTCTTCTTGTAAAACTTGTGTTAATGTTTTACCTTTATTAAGTTCTTGGTTTCTCCTTATTTCATCAGACTGATCTAGAAACACAGCTTGTGCT